ACATTTCCAGAAACGCCTAACAAAGAACTTAGCTGACATAGGTTATGAGGGTATGTTCGTTGACAAAAACGGGATACAAACATTAGTAGTCTATAAGCCTAACCAGTTAGACATAATTAGTACGTCTCCTGTAGAGAAAACTAACAATTTAGGGGAAGTAATGGAAGCTAAGAGACATTTAGAGGGTGTAACAGCAGAGCAACTTGCTGATGATGTGAGTATTGCTAATGCCACTAAAGCCCAAAAAGAGTTCGCTGATTTTCAGTTACAGGAACTAACTGAGGAGTATTATAAAAAAGAACAGTTAATGGTAGAACAAGTTAATAATATGTTTGACATAAAAGCTGATACGTCAATTAAACATATTGATAACGTAAAAGCCGATGTTGACACAGTAACAAATAACCTACCAGCCGAACAAGCACTCAAAAATGAAAAACTAACCGATATACAGAGAGACCCCTGCTAATGACAATACTAAACTGTAAACTAAATGAGTGGGCTGATGAGTCCTTTAAGATGGAAGACATTGACCCCAATGCTCCATCAGACGTTATTAAGCACGTCAATATGTTACACGACTTATGGATAAGAGTTAACCCTCATGTTAAATCTAACCTATCAGCACGAAATAACATTGACTTATTCTTTAATAGGTTAAGAAAGAGTGCTGGTATAGTTGACGCAAGTGCTTTTGACCCGAACTTCTTTTATCGTATGGAAAGTAGGGCTTTACATGGTTTAGAGAGACTAGCTAAAGGACTAAACCTTGATGATGGTATTGCTAGTTACTTAAAGAACTTAGACAGACGTGGTAAAGGTTATATTGTTTCTTTGTTTGAGAATGTAGAACTAGCCAAAAAAGCACGAGTATTAAGAGTACAAACAAACAAGGTATTAAAAGATTTACCGACTGGTAGCACAAAAAACAGTATTATGTACAAGCTGCAAGAAACGGCTAACCTACAATACCTTTTAGATTATTCCCAAAAACTTAACCCCGCCGCACAAGCAGTAGTATTGCGTGTACAACAAGACAACATAGAATACCTAAAAAGAGCGGGTTTATCCGATGATAATATTATGAGCTTGTCAAAGTACGCTAACGACTTAGTTCAAACACAATACGAAATAGCTAATGTTGTCAAAAAAGCTGGTATTGACCTATCAGACGTAATTAATGAAGACTACATAGGACGCGTTTTTAGTCCAGAAGCTAAACAAATGATTAACCAAGTGGTAAAAAATAAGGGATTAGCTCATCAGGATTATATTGTTGACAGTGCAAAAAACTGGTTAGTTGACTCTCGTAATACCAATATGCTGATTCCTTCTGACCTACAAACAATAGATTACCTATTTAAGAGGGCTGGTATTTTTGATAGACTAAATGCGACTACTGATGAGGGTATCAGGGGTTTAATGGAGCTTAAGGGTATTAAACAATACGACACTATTAACCAATTACTTGATGAAGGGAATGACGCTGTATTATCCCATGTGTTCAACAACATCTTTAGTCCAGATGAACTAGACTTTATGTTAGAGACTGGATTACTCAGTAAAATACCATTAGACTCCGGTAAAGTACATGAACACCTATACAAACATTATAAACTACCATTTGATGACCTTAATGATATATTTGTTACTGACCCTGTAAGAGCATCACAAGCTTATAGAGATACACTAGAGACTATAACTACTGAACAATCTAGAATGTTTGGTTTTATTCGGGGTGCGCAAGAAAAGTTCGGCATCCCAAAAGATGTGGCAATAAGTGACCCTGAGTATAAGGAGTTTGTTGGACTAGGAAAAGCTATACCAGACAGACTTAAGAGGCGTTTAGGGAGTGACGTGAGTGATATGCTTAATAACGTTTACGTTCATCCAAGAATTGCCAAGGTTAACTATGCTGATATGTTATTGGCTAGTGACCCAATACGTTTAGGTTTAGTAGGACAAACACTTGGTTTCATAAGAAAGTTAAGTAGTGGCGTTATGTTGGGGACTACTCAATGGTTAGGAAAACAAGTCATCGGTAATTCAGCTTACTTGGAGTCAATGGGTATTCACCCCCATAACTACTTATCCAATGTTTCTCGTAAAGCTTGGCATGACTCAAGAAATGTAATTAATGGTACAATAAACAACTTTAGTGAGTCATTAAGTAAAGTTAAGGAGTACGGTAAAGGTTATAGTGAATTTGACCTCTGGAAAGCATTAGAACGTGCTGGTCTTATAGATACATCAACTATGTTCGGTAACGTAAATAAAACAAGTAAAATAGACCTAAACTCCGTTAGGAGAACAGTAAGACAATACCAATGGATGAAGGAGAACTATCCTGACAACGTAGGAGAGTTTATTGGTGAAAAGGTAATCAGTGGAGCTAACGCTGTAGTAGATAATACTCTTTTTAAGGGTTTAAGTTACGGTAACGAATTGACAGACAATATGGCTAAATTAACAATGTTAGAGCAAGTCATGTCGAAAAAGCGTTTTACTCGTATTTTTGATAATGATTTCTTGGATAGTTTACCGTATCATGCTGATATTGAGGATGCACTTGATTATGTGAGGAAGCACTCTTTTATGTTTGATGACTTACCTAATGACAATGCGGCATATAAAGCGGCATCATCTGTACTACCCTTTCTTTCTTGGAGGATTAAATCCGCCCAACAAACAGTAAGATACGTTGTAGAAAACCCTCAAAAGTTCGCAGCATTTCTTAAGTTAACGTCTAATTACCAAGACACTCTTAAGGAGGATTACCCTGTAGAGTTTGCTGGTACAGAGAGTCCATGGACTAATCAAAATAGTATTACTTTACCTATTAGGATTGACAAGGAGTTTACTGGCACAGGTCAAGCTCAATGGTACGCTAATCCATTAGTAACCGTAATACCCCAACTAGGAAGTATTGAAGAAGTTAATATGTTTCTTGATGACTTAGGTATGTTTCAATCAGGTAAGCGTCCTAGTAACAGAAACGAAAATCCACACAAGGAAAAGACTCCACTTCTAAGAAGACTATTCAACAGCGAAACTTCACCAATACTAAAAGGTTTAGCAACTGCTTTTACTGGTATTGATGAGTACGACAGAGAATACCAGACACTAGCTAATTCATCCAAGAAACGAGACTTATTCGGTATCGAAGTAAGTAACCAATCGTATTACTGGATAACAACAGCCTTACCAGCCCTAAAGAGTTTAAACAAGTCTTTTAGTTATACTGGTTTAGCGGCAGAAGCTCCTGAGTTCGACATTACTACCGGTAAATGGACTCAAGGTAAGAAATCCTGGTTAGGAGGTGAGACCGATTATGAGTCACGCGCACAACAAGAATCAGTATTCGGTAACTTAGCTGGTTTAGCAGAATTAATTGGAGCTAACCCACACCCAATCAATGTTTATTGGAACATGGGTTATCGGTCAAGGAAAGAGATTGAGTATATGTTGAGGGATACTCAAAAAACAATAAGGGGATTACACAAGAAAATATCATTAGCATCAGATGCTGAAGAGGCAGCAAAAATTAAACAGAACGCTTTAGACTTAATTACTTATGATGTCATGTTGCGTACTGAATTGGGTATCATTGTTCGTTTTGCTGAAAAGAATAATATACCTTATCATAAGGCTGTTGACCGTATAATCCAAAGGAACCGTCAAATAAGTGACCTACTTCCTAGGGAAGAAGTACAAAGACTAGCTGAGGAAAATTATAAAATGTGGGTAGATAACCCTTACTTATAGGAGAATAATTATGGGTACACAACAAGTTAACTTTGATGTTCCTAATGATGGGTGGACAGGGAGTATCGATGTCACTCTAAGCGACCTACTTACCGATAACTCAATAAAAGATTTTATCGTATTGTACAACGGAAGTCAAGAAGATGCTGATGAACTAGCTCTATGGTCTAAGTCATCACAAGGGACATTATTAACTTACTCTGGTTCATCTCTAAATACTGGGGATACCGTCGGGATAAGACGTAAAACACCGAACAAAGTAGTTCAACGGGTAGCACCTAATTCTATAATATTGTCTGCTTTATGGAATAAAGAATTTGATAGACTTATTAGGTGGAGGGAAGAGAAAGAAGTGTTCAGTAATCCTTTTTCTACAATACCGGAAGGAACAGTAATTAATGCTCCGTTTAGTAGTTCATGGGATGGTGACGAAACTAATGCACCATCAAGAAACTCAGTATATGATGAATTAACTACCTTAGTAACGGACTATTTTACTGGTGATGTTGACTTAACTACATTAGACTCTATTCAATACCCTACACGAGCTACAGTACCCATTGGAGGTGAATACGGTAACTTTGTTGCAACACAGTCATGGGTATATAATAACGGGTCTCATAACGTATTCCAAGCACGGTTAAGTTTATCGGAGACTGAACCTTTTGCACGGGATATTACTTCATCTAATCTGTATTTACATCCTTATAACGGTAATACTATTTGGTTATATAATACGACTGATACAAGATGGGAACCCTCTAAACTAAGTGGGACTGTAAGTCTAGCTTTATCAGGTCTTACTGTGGCATTACCTTATGATGTGTACGTTTATGATAACTCCGGTACATTAACACTAGAATTAACTGAATGGACAGACAGAGACACTAGAGCAACATCTATTGTTAGACAAGACGGAGTCCCAGTAAAGACTGGTGAACTAAATAAAAGGTTTATTGGGGTATTAGTACCAAGAACAGCCACTACTTGTGAAATAGGTGACGACCAAACCGTGACAGTGAGTACAGATATGACTATTACTTACGTAGGTTTAGTCAATTATTACAATACGGTTAAAACTTGTTTTAAGAAACACTCAAATATATCAGATGGTCAATACAGTACATTCAACGCATCCAATGGGGCTTACTTTCATGATGAATCCCTAAACGACGCTTATGACACTACTAAGTATGAACTTGCGTCACTAGCATTACATGAGTCAATAAATTCTTACTTGTATCAATTTTCAACTGATATCAGAACTAATAGTGGGACAGGTATATTTTCTTGGTTCCTAATAGATAATAACTTTGCTAATGATACCGGAACGGACTTTGATAATAGCCCTCTGACTAGCTTTGCTGTTGGTGGTATTAACCGTTTAACTCAAACATCATATGGTAGTATGCACATTTATGAGCCTTTTGGTACATCTACACGAGGTAACTGGAGAGTAGGTGTTGGTGGAGTTTCCTCTATTTCTGCAATAAGATTTAGGTATCCACACATAAACGTAACACTAGATATATAAAAAAAATAGGGGACATACAATTAAGTACATCCCCTACTAAATTTATAAGTCAACAATCACTGTTGCGGGTTCTCCCCCGTCATCCCGGTAATCCGTATAAGCATCAAGCTTTTCTCCTACTCGAACGTAAAGACTTGACAATCTATCCATTGGTAAACCGTACAACTTACATTCAAGAAATACAGAAACTAAGTCCCTCAAAACATCAGAGCGTGGTTCCTTGTTAATACGTTGATACGCTGCCTCAAATGCACACGGAAGTAGTTGATTAGCTCTGAAACCTCTCGAAGAAAATTCGTTTTTCATCATAGTTCTCCTTTGTCATTTAGTAACGCCATTTGGTTTACGTCTGGTTTGAATGAGTTAAACTCTTCAGGGTAGTTATAGTCAGTAACGTACATTCTTTTTTTACCCCATTTAGTTTTTCCCTCAACTAACTTATATGAAAATTCTGGGAATGATACTTCTGGGGGAGAATACAACTTAAGATTCCCTGACGTATCTAATACGTATTCTCCTGACTTGTCTTTCTCAATTTTTGGTGGAGGTGGCTGAACCTTAGTGTATAGGTCTTTTTCATCACAACATTCATTAAACGCTGATGCAACGAGTTCAGCACGCCTAAACCTTTGTTGGGCATAATTTTCCGGTACATTAGACATAGGCATTATATTCATCTCACTATTGTTCTTATTCCAAAATACCCAATGAGTGTGGTTTTTATCAAATCCAGTAGCATCAGCATAACAGAGTAATTGAGTTAGATAACCTCGTTCATCCCCAGGATAACCACGCTTTTTGCACTGAGTGTAATACCAGTCATTGGCTGATTTTATTTCTAGTAGATGTTGCTCTCCGTACTCATCCTCTATTACCGCGTCTGTATGACCCGATACACCATTCCAATCAACTGTTCTTTGAGTATCTATTATTTTGTAACCAATACGTTTAAGACAGAATAAAGTAAACGCCTCGTACCAGTCACCTACAGTAAATATCGTACGCAGTTGTTCGTTAACTGAGAACGTGCCACCTTTGTTGATTAGACCAAGTTTCTTTGCTAGTAACTCGTTAGCTGGTGTCTTACCTAGAGATGATAGTCGTATGATTACTTTATCCTCTTCTTGGTTAACGTATTGCCTACGCATAGAATTAAGCACATCGGAGCCTAAGTCTAAAGCAAAGTCTTCGTAGTCCTTATCATAAAGGAACTCATCAGTACAACTACTTAGAGATGATAGTCTTTCCATGATTGTGTTAAGGGGGCTTAACGCCCCCATCCCTCCTAATTAAAACGCAACTTCTTGAGAACCTTCTTCGTCATTATCTAACTTAGGTGTATCCTTTTTGGTTAACCCGCGTTTAACTGGAGCATCGTCGTCTTTCTTGGCAGGAACTTTTAACCAACCGTAGTAATCAGGAGACCGGTCACTTTTTTTGTTTACGTTATCATACAAGTAAACAGTTACTTCCCGTACTACGTCACCATCTTCGTCAAGAATTTGGACTCGTCCCTTACTTACTAGATTTGACCCTTCTTCACTCTCACAAATCCAGAGAGCAATTTTTCCGAAATCAGAAGCAAATTTTTTGTCAGACATTGTTTTTCCTCGATTAGTAAATGAAACTAGCTTACCACAAATTAGGCAGTTTAGTGTCATGCTTAGGACAAGTTAACTTAGAGACGTTCTAATGCTTCTGGGTGAGTTAATCCAAGCTTACGCATTACATTATACTCAACTTCCTTCTTGTTCATTAAGTCCATCTCTTCTTCTGTGTAGGTATTAATACTCTTAAGAGGTAGTCCACAACAAGCCTTGAAGATGTTGCACTGCTTACCGTACTCAATACCCTCACAACCATCAATCTGTAACCACTTAGTTAAGTTAGGATGATAACTCTTTTTGTGGGCTTCACGGAACTTGACATAGCGTTCACGTTCTTCAGTATTAAATTTAACACCAAATGCGTCACTAAATAATTGAGTAAGTGATAGTCCGACTAACGTACGTCCTAACCATTGTGCCTTTTCATTGCCTCGAAAGGCTAGCTCAATGATAAGTTTTTCTAATGTCAATAAGTCGATTACATTGACCTTCTTAGGATGAATCTCTGATGCTACTTTGTCGAACTGGAAACCCGCACCCAGTAAGGATTTGAGTGTCCTTGATGATTGGTTACTGTCGAATTGGAAATAGGCAGCAACTTGTGAGGCACTTATTGCGAATGACCCATCTGGTAACATAAGTCCTTCTAATGATTCGGAACCTAAAGGTACTTGAGTTACTCGTGCTTTTTGTACTGTCATTTGTTTTACCTTGGTTATAGTGTGTGTTAAGCAGTTTAGTGTCATGCTTAGGACAAGTTAATTAGAACAATCCTTTAGACTGTAATCGTCTTGCTGGCTTAGCTTGGAGAGTATTGCTCTTACTAGAAGGGCGGTTACTATCGTACTTGTCGTCTTCCGGTTCAACCGCGTCCCAATCAAGGTTGAACAGTGAAGTTATACCATACTTACGCGCACCAGTAATAGCTTTGTAGGCAGCTTTGTCACCATTCTTATCTAGTGAATACCCAACACTGTGTACCTCTAAAGACTCACCCGTCTCTATGTCGTAAACTTTAGTCAAACAGGTACAAGCAGAGTTAGTGTAGTAACATCCTTTTTCTTGGTCAAACGTGATTTCGTTGTGTATTGGGTCAGTTGATTGAGTTACTACTAATCCTACTTCAAGGAGTAATGGTCTTAAGGGAGATAGTATGTCTCCTAGTCGTGTGTAATTGTACTTCGAGAAGGTATTGGTTCCACCCTTATCTACAGTGGATATTTTTTGGTTAACTTTGTGAATCTTTTTGAGTAGTTCTTTCATCATGATGCTCCTAGTTTTCTTGTTGATTGAAGTCTTCAGGGTTAAACCAACCACGGAATGTTAGAGTTACTTTATCTACTTCATCGGGATGGTAGTCTTCAGTTATTGAACTAACGAAATACTCTGAGGGAAGAAGCTCAAAGAACTCGTCTTTAACCTTGTTCACTTCTAGTATATCACAGATTTTCTTTTCTTTCCAGAATTTAAGAATCATTTTCTTCTCCAATTAAAGAGTCAAGTACACATTGAGCATAACCCATGATATCAACCCAGTTATCTTCATAAGTGGTATCTCCGCAGAAAGCACGAGATAACTTTTGTAGTATCATATGGAGTGCTTCTTTTTGTTCATCACTAGCTTGGTGGTAACTTGGGCCGAACTCACGGAATATATCCTCACACATTTGAGTAATACGAGCGTTACCACTAAAATTACCGTAACGGCTACTGCGTTCTTGCGTAACTTTTTCAGGCTGTTTGTCTATCATAGTTTCTTTTGACTCCCAGTTAAGTAAATCTATTGTACAGGACTTGCAAGGTTCATCCCAAACACTTTGACCGGAATTTTTACAAGTATAACAGGTTTTGTTGTTTTCGTAAGTCATTTCTTTTCTCCTTGGTTAGATTGATTAGTGGCACTCACCCCAGGACTTTCCTATACTAGGGGTTCCTGTTACTTTTAGTCCTGGTAGAAAGTCGCTGTCTTGTAGGTTACTTTGGATAACACTACAGAGTTTATCAGCATCTTCAGGCTCACACTCATAAAGTATTTCATCGTGTACCTGTAAGATTAGTTTAGCACGGATGTTTTGTTTTTTGATACTCTGGGAGTTATATATTGTCCAGAGTTTGATGATTGACGCCTCAGTAGATTGGATACAGAAGTTAAATGCACGTCTCTCAGCTTGACCCTTAAGAGCATAGTCACTACTAAGTATATCTGGGTAATAACCACGACGACCGTACAAGTCATAACAATACCCCTTAAGGAATCGAGTAGCAGTCCATACCATTTCTTTTAGTTTGGGTAAAGACGGGTTATGTTTTAACTCTAAGTCAATAATCTCCTTAGCTCGATCCAATGATATGTCAGACATCTTAGCAAACTTTTGTGGGCCGAAACCGAACACACCTCCGAAATTACAGTTCTTAGCAATTGAACGCTCAATCCCCAGTAAATCCGCTTTAGCTTGATGCGGGTCTGCTTCAGGGTTATTATTGAACTCATCAAACAAGGCGTTAGCGTCAGGCATCTTGTCACCTAAACAGTGATGTAAATACCAAGCTAATATCCTCATTTGGAATGAGTCAACGTCACATCCAACTAATACCTTATCTGGTGGACAAATAAAGAGATGGCGTATCTTTTCACCAATTTCCCCACGTCCAGGTAAGTTTTGTAGGTTTGGGTTAGAAGAACTTAGTCTTCCCGTTCTAGTGACGGTTTGATTGAAGTTGCCTCTAAGTCTTTTATCTGATACTTTCTCAAGAAGTGACGTTCCATAAGTCGTAACAATCTTGTTGGTTTTAGCGTGTTTAAGCAGTAAAGCAGAAAGCTCATAGTCTAGCTCACCCAATACCTCCTTATCTAGTTTTGGTTTTCCTGTCTTTTCTGAATACGCTGTAGGCTCCCAACCATATAGTTTAGATAAAGCCCACACTGATTGGTCACTAGAACCTGGGTTGTAGTTTTCAACCTTTTTGTAGGTGAAATATCCTTCGTCATCTTGTTCAACAAAAACGTATTTACATAACTCTAAGTTGTCTTCAGTACAAACAGTGTCATCAGACCTCGGATTTTTAGTTTTGACAGACTTAGATGGGACTAATGGTATTAGATTCATTATCTCACTTTTCGTCTGTTCAGAAGCCTCCTCTACTTCTTTAATGACGGTTTCCCAGTTAGCTAAGTCCATGAAAATACCATTGTGGTTTAGGTCAATAATACACTCAATGAACTCTCTCTCAATCTTGTAGATGTCCATTACCTTACTCATCTTAGGCAGCATTGAGCGGTAAATTTCGTAAGTTGCTACACAGTCATTTAGACAATACTCACCCATCTCATCACTATATTGAGTAAAGTCTTCATGTTCAGTCTTTTTTACTTTGACATGATATAACTCACCTAAACCAGCTAGACTATGTGAACCGTCAGGCCGAATACAGTAAGACATAATCATAGTGTCATCGAAATCTTCTATGTCAAATCCGTAGTGTCTTAACACCCATAAATCAAATGACGCATTGTGCATCACTATGTTATGTGTATTGAAGATGTCTTGTATTTCTTGTCTCTTGTTCTCGTAGTCAGTGAATAGGTACCGTTCATCCTTATCTGGACAATACATCCCAATACACCATAGGTCAGTTAAATGACCATTAATAGCCTCCGAATTAGTTTCGGTATCGACAATCATTACTGGTTTCATTGTGCCTCCTAGGGGGCATTACACCCCCGTAGCGTTTACTTACCGATACTTGAGATTAACTCTGCAAGCTTTTCATCTAACTCAAACAGTTTTGTCTCGATGGTACTGAACATACCTCCAATCTCACTTCGTATTAACTGAATTTCATCAAGCTTATCGAGCTTAGTGTCAATACCCTTAATACGGTTATTCAGTTGAGTCCGAAATAAATTAAGGTTATCGTTAACCTCCGAAATATCCTTAGTGATGTTACCAGCAACTACAGTAAAGAACTGTCGTAGTGTACCTCTGATAAGGCTGTTAAGTTGGTTAAACAAAGCAACGTTAGTAATGTCACTCATGGTCTAATAAACCTCCAAATTGTTTTATCTTGTTGATAAGTGGCTGTCTGTCATTAGCATCAATAACATCAACACTATGACGCTCACCCCATCTCTTAATTGTCATCTGTCTGCTCACTCCAGGATAAGAGTGGGAATAATCTTTTCAGTTATGTTCAGGTAAGGTCGTTAGTCTTACCCGGTTCTCTTATGAACTCCTTAGTATTTCTACTAAGCTCGGACTATATCTCGTACCTCTTTAGGTACCGACGCGCTTCCCCGCACTTGCAGGTACTCCCGAAGGATAGTCTCTACACCTTGTCTAGTCTTACAACTGTGAACACCAATATGTACGTTATGTGGTAATGCCACTAAGTTAGTTGGTGTATTATTAAAGTGGTTTCCATCAATATGATGTACATCCCAACCTTTAGGTATTTCACCATAGTAATAATGGTAAGATTGTAAGTGACTTCTTGATAAGCCACAACGGTTACTATATCTTTCGGGTATTACCATGTCATACTCTTTGGCTATTTTCCACAATAGTTTGTAACTTTCCCCAAGTATCTTTGACGCTTGGTTTAGTGAAACATTGTAGTCAAATAGCTCTTTAAGTTGTAAGGAGACCTTGGCTCGGTATTGTCTGCAGGCATTAGCTCTCTCTTCTCTTGAGAGTCCTTTACCTGTTGAGAGTTCCACCGAATTCACGTCGTTATTTTTCATAGTCATTACTAACTACGGGGGCTAAAACTAACCGCCAATATGAGTGAGTCTTTTTCTTCGGGTGTCAAATTTTGTAATGTTTCCCTGTCCCGATAGTTGAACTTCCCTTTCACCTCCACATATACGTTCCCGTTCTTGCATGGTATCACAAAATCCGGGTTGTAGTTCCGTTGAATGGTTACAATGAACGTTCCCGGTCTCTTCTTTGACGGGAGTCTCTTTGTGTTCTTGGGGAACATCCTCTCGAACTGTTGCTCCAGTATCGAGTCGTATCCCTCTCTCAGAGTTTCTTTGCCCATAATCAGTTACCTCAATAAATGAATTTGTCTCGTAATCCCAAGTGATGTCGAACTCTGACAAATCTCCTGTAGTTCTATTTTTTCGTATTGCTACATGAGTAACATTACTATCAACAGCACGTCCGAGAGCCAATACGTTGTATGAGTACCTTTCGATACCTCCACTACCGTACCCTTGACGCATGAAGGGTACTTCCCCTTTCTCACTCTTTAGGGTATTATCCCTTTTTGTATGAGAAACAACAACGGTATGGTGTTTATACTCCTTACCTAAGTGAGTGAACATCATGTAAAACTCACCTATCTTGGAATGTACCTCACCAGCACCCGCAGTACAGGCAGTAATATTATCAATAAATACTACCTTAACGTCATAACAACGTACAGCGTATTCGATTGACTCTCTTACATTCTTTACGTCATCCCCAGGAAGCTTAGCTACACACACATAAGGAAATACGTTTTCTAAGATGTCATCGTAATACTCCTTGTATTTACTTGGACTCATCTTGAAACCGTAGTACATATCCACAATTTTACTAAGATACGTTAAGTCACTTTCTTCATAAGCGACAATCAGTACCGTTACTTTTTGGTGGATTAGGTTGGCAATCATTTGACGAGCAAAGCTTGACTTACCCACAGCAGGGTCAGCAAATACTGTCGTAACTTCCTCATCCCTCAGACTAAATACTTTGTCTAACTCAGTAAAGCCAGTAGGTAGTCCCTTAAGAACGGGGTCATACCCAGTAGCTAGTGTCTCAAACAGGGACTTTGTTTCTTCTCTGGTATAGAGAGACTCAACGTGCTTTTGTGTTGCCTCCTCAATACATCTCTTGAACTTTTGGTTAGCTCCATTAATTAAGTATTCGTTAGCGTCCTTGTAGTGAGTAAGAGTTACCCGGTAACTACTCCCAGCTTTAAGGAAGTCCATTACAACATCAGCAGCTTTATTGCCCGCCTCATCGTTGTCGAAGCAGACATAAACTTTTCTGAATTTTTCGATGAATGGTAAGTTAGCTTTGATGCTCTTTAACGCACTATCAGCACCATTGGGTATAGATACACTAGGTATCCTGGTCATTTGGTATGCTGACATTGCGTCAATCTCACCCTCAGTAATTATTAACTCTCTGTTAGTGCCTCCTGTTGTTTGTTGCCCATACAATCCCAGGGCATTAGTATCACCCCTAAATTTCATGTCCTTTTTACCATTAGGCTTTAGATGCTTACTTAATTCTTTGTAGCATTTCAGCTTGTAGGACTGTATGTAAGGGAAAATGAATGAGCCGTTTTGCTCACTAATACCTGATGAGTATTTTCTGAGTACCTCTGGAGTAATACCACGAACGGTAGTTTGTTTAGCATACTTAGGTAACTCTACTGATTGTGCAGTGTATCCAACAACATCATTATCAGTTACCATGTAGTCACAACCCGGAGTTTGACAATACTTAGTCTCGTAGGTATTACCGTCTAAGTCTTTGTTCAGGTACAAACTTACGTTGTCCTCACTTCCACATTTAGGACACGCTTCATGTCTTAGGAACGTTGTGTCTTTTTCTTGGTTGGTCATAGGTCGTCATCCTCGGATATGTGTCTATAATGTGTTGATACAACTCATTAGGTGTGGGTAATATCCTATCAAAAACAATCCAGGATATAGTAGAAGAACAAGTTAGTGAAGGGAATTCACCCATACCTGTACAAGCGGCACAAATAAACCAATGAGACCATCTTAGTGCTAGTGTGTTAATTATGTTTATTTTCGCACCAATAAAGTTCATTGTCTCTTCACTAACAGGTACTCTAAATGTTTCTGTACCGGCATACACTGGATACAAAGTGGAAATGTCGTCTAAGGGAACAAACACACTCTCAAACCCATCCCAAGTTAATTGTATCACATGAACTATCCTATCATTTCCCTTACAAGGTATAAACATTCTAACATGAGTGTGACTAGAGTCAAGTAAAATACTCTGTAGGGTATTGACTAAGCAGTCAGGCGGACAGAATTGAATCAGTAAGGCTCGTGTCATCAAAGCAGGTTTCGTCAAGTTGCATTGGAGTACATGAATTTTTGGACTGCTTGTACAACCAGTATTGCGTAATAAACCGTTGAATACTTGGGAAATTAACGGAACCAGTAGTTTTACTTTTGTTTTCGGCGAACCTGCAACAAATCTCTTTATAAGTTGGTGTCCTGTTAAGCTCATAATTAAGCTGCCTCTCTAATTGACATCCTAAGACAATATTCTGAGTAATACTCGAATTTACTTTCTTGGTAATTGGTAAATCGTCTAGGTAACTAACACCTAGAACAGACATCTCCACAACTAGCTCTATCCATGGGTATCGTCTATGAATACTGAACAATATGCTCTTAATAGGTGTCGCTAACTTAGACTCCTTAATAAACTGTAAGACAGTTATTATCCTACAGTAATGTGAGTCATTGTCCTTTGTTTGATCGTACCATTGACCTCTCATGCCTACCTTTTGTGGCTCACCATAGTGCTTTTTGGCAAGGTTAAAGCAGAGGTCAGACACCCCTAACCAAAGAAGTTTCCTTTCTTTATCTGTTAGACTGTCTGACTCATTACGGTATTTGTCGAGAATGTCAACGAACAACCCTTCCGATTTTAATTCAGCTCTTAGTTGGTTGTTGGTTAATTCCTGCATCTTCTAGTATCTCACTAAATATCTTCCTGGTTTGTTTGGTGGTTCCTACCCAGTTAATCAGTACGCGATTTTTCACACCAAAAAAGTGACTGGCTGCTTCATGCTCATCATCAAAAAGCAGAAGTCTTTGTTTCATCTTCACTCGTATTGTCTGTTTCATTAGATACTGACTCCCATAGTTTAATGATTTCGTACGCAACTGAGATAAGGAACTCTTTATTTCTTGATGAGTTACCCTCACAGTTTTCTTTAAGAAATACGTTGTTAGAGTAAGCGTTACCTATCATCCAGTTAATACATTCCCAACTATCATTGTCCCCAGACTTAAGGGACTTGTACGTTTCTGGATAGTTGTCAAAAATAATGTCAAACAGATAACCGAATACTCTGTATAGGTTGTTCTGTGTCAAGAACAAAGAAGCGTCATCCTCTTCAGTTTCTTGGACTTCGATAAATTCACCTAAACATACCTGCTTAAAGTGACGTTTACAGTCCGCCTTTGTTCTTATCCCTTTAGCATTAAACTGCGTAGGAGCATCCCCTAAGTTGGCTGACATAACGATACGTTCACGTTCAGAAGCTGGCATCGTTCGATTAGTATTGAAAGCAACAATGGACATAGCCATTCTTTCTTCTGTATCGTATTGGTATTCAACGACCTCAATATCTACAGTAGACGGGTCAATACCAACAACATCACAGATAGTAACTAAGGCTTGCAGCCTTGTCCTACCAGATACTAAACAAACACTATCTTCATTACCTTCTGAGGAAGCAAGCACAATTGGGTTAAACAACCAAAAGTCGTTGTTTACTAGACCAGTGTCCGGCTTAAACAAAATAGATTTTACCTTGGTTGAGCTAACTGGTGTTTGATTGAAGTCAAAGTTATTTAGGCTAAAAAGACTACTCAATGTGCGGGTAGATGCTCCAGGAATACTAGGTTGGTTAACTATCTTACCAACCATAGTCACAGATATATCCCACCCCTGCTTGAGTTTAGTTAATTCACGTTCAGTTAACTTGGTTCTTTTATTCAGCATAATACATCTCCTCCGTTTCTCGTCTTTGGTTTTCGTGATATTTTGTTGGAATGTGCAACAAATTAAATAGTTCCCACTCATCCATCTCTTCTTGTAGGGTAAGTGGAATACTATTAATTAGTTCCCGGTAAAGTTTATCAATCCATTGGTTGGTAGTGTACTTCATGTTACCTCATGTTGTCAATTAAAAGAGAATCACTAGACCGTAAGCCAGTATAAGAAGGTCTTTAATGACTAATGAGTATTTAGACTCAAAGCGTGCTTTATAGGATTTGAGGTTCATTATCTTGCTCCTAAATAAAAGATAGGTTCATCATTAGTTTCGGGGAAGAATACATCTTTACAATTTTTCCTCACAGCGTGTAGTAATTGTTCTTTAGACCCTTCAGCAACTGGAGTTGTTGTTACATCGGAGAAGTCGTCTAAAGTTTCCATGTGACCCCTAAACCAAGTATGTTGAGTAAGTCTCCATTGTCCTTCAGGAAAGTCACAAGGTGTTAGACAATACCAAGAATCATTGTTGTTTAACATAATACCCTCCTTTAGGTATTAACATGACTCATCTAGGACTCGAACCTAGACTAGCCTAACCAAGACTAGCTAACCTTAGTGAGCCGGACACAAACAAGGTGTGTCACAGAATGCAGCAAATCGTTCAGGGATAGTCGAACTAAAAAACCACTCACCTACCTCTTTGAATGGATACAACTCATTATGTATTTTCTTTTCTAGTTGACGTGCTTCTAAGATACTGTCACACTCAATACTATTTATACAAGATAACTTCATTGGATTACCTGATTGTATTGTCCGTAGTCTTTTAACTATGTTTGATGTGTAACCTATTTTATAGTATTGAGTATCTCCCATTTGTACTAAGTAAACAATCATTTTCTTTTCTTAATAAACCCGTTAGACAACCTATATTGAATAAGTTGCCTAATGGGTATGATTAACTATTTGATGAGCCTTTGTTTACCTTTACTGACCAGGAGGTCAATTAGGTCTGGCTCAACTCCATCAAGATTAGGGATAAGGTAGAAAAGCTTTTCGTTAAGTACAAACATTGCTTGTTGCACTGCCTCTTCTACAGTATCTCGAACCCATAGATTGTGACTTTCGAGTTTTACTTGTGCTGCTGAATAAGCCTTATCGTACTCGTCATACATTGGCTCATTCCTCTCAGTATCTAAGATTAATAGCTTACCATCGTAACTACTGACAGATTTACATCTTGTCTTGCGTCCATCCTCGAATAGTACACTAATTGACTTACCTTTTGGAGAGATGTGAGTGACTGCCCCCACCACGATGTAGAGGGTATTATCGTATGTTTCGACACAGTAAACTTTTTGTCCTACTTCAATCATGGTTTTATCCTCGGATTAGATGGTTTCTTAGTATCATAAGAAGATACTTTGTTAACTCTTTATTGGTTGAGTCATCATCTAGTGAATCTTCGAGAACAGTAACGAGGTGCCTCATTTGTTTTTTTGTTAGTGACAATGAAAATATGTCTTTCATAGTTATTCTCCTTGGTTAATTCTTGATGGTACTTGTGCTTGTCTTAACACATCACAGAAGTGACTCGTTAAACCCACGCTGCCACTAAGCTCAATACCAAAATCTTTTGACGGGAAGCTATCTAATAGGTCTCTTAAACCCTCTAAACCCTCTCTGATATCATACTTAATCCAGTCTGTTGGATTACCCGGATAGATGGTGCTTGGTGATACCACTGACTTTACTGACTTAGTATGTAGTTGGACAATCCATAACCTATGGTCTTCATCTAATACCCACTCACACTTAGTAAAACCAAGGATTGAGTTTAGATGATGAGCTACCTGCTTCACTTTCGTCAATACAAAGTCAGGTAAGTCACACTTGGTTTGACCTAACATATACTCATCACCATACCCAGCAGTACCATCAATGATAATACGTCCTAAGTCGTCGGTTAGGTAAGCCCCACTAAACCCTGCGTTAACTGACTCTTGAGCTAGAACAGATACTACATCATCTGTACAAGCCTTGAATGGGTCACTCCACCCTCTGGTCGTGATTAACTTACCTGGGATTGGCTCTGCAGGGGCAGTCCTCATCCAAGTAATATAGGTTTGTGTATTATCTCCAAAAAGGAACGGGTTTACGTTGCGTCCTATCACATTGGTCGAAGGTACTGAGTAATCCTCATTATGCAGCAAATGGGCTATTAGAATTCCGTAAGCTTTATCACCAATGAACCTTGAGAAGTTATTGGGATGGGACATAGTGCCAGTGAATTCGGGTGAATACCCAACATCCTCAACTTCCCAGATGATAACGTGCGTATTGAATACACCTTGAGGTAGTGGATGAATACTGAACTCTACTCGTTCAGTCTTTTTGAATTTCCTTAACTCATCAAGAGGGAAGTAGATAAGCTCTAACAGTATTAACCCAAGTTCTGCGGGTAGCCTACACACTCCAGGTTTCTCGACACAACGTGGCGTATCCTTTGGTGAGAACTCTATGATATCACCAAGTAATACACCCGATACACCCCCGTCATTGATGTCAATACTTTCGTTGACTATTGAGTAGTAACCATCCTTGATGTTATCATTAAGTACTTTATCTAATGTGTCTTGGTCGTTCACGTTCATCTTAAACCGACCTGACTTAAGATGTTCTGTGAAAGACCTTACATTGACTGGGAATTCTGGTTTCTTGTGAGTCTCATAACGTACTGAACCACGTTCGTCGTAGCTAATAAACTTAGCTACGTTGTTGTTAGACTGGTAAATACTGAACAGCTTTTCATCTTTAAGCATGATTATTCTCCTTTGGTAGGTGTTTTTAGTACAGTCAGTTGTTTTTCTACTAAGTAATCCTTAATGTGCTTAGTCATTTCCTCGATGAGTTCCTCCGAACAAGCGTTCTTAAATAAATACGACTTACTGGCCTCTACCCCACCGTTAATGTAGTCAATCAGAACATTATTTCTTGACTTTACTTTCTGTTCCGCATAAGCGTAAGCATCATCATAACTAAGGTGTAGAATGTGACGACTGTTATGCTCATGATTAAATGACAGGATGTAGTAATTTCCGTCAGACTTTTTCTGATAATTCGCATTGAACGTCATTCTGTGTCCATCAGGATACTCAACAACAACTTTTAAGCCTTTAGGAGTCTTCTTAGTAATCTTACATTCTCTGATTTCTATTACGTTGTCCTCGTTATGGACTGTGTACACTGTCTGATTTAGTTTGATGTCTGTGTTTAACATGATTAGTTCTCCTTGGATAAGTAGTATTCACCTTTTTTTACGTCATACTTCAGGTTGATTTTGACTAACTCATATGTACAGTTAGCCAAGTCATACACTCTCAATACATCAGTAGATTGTGCAAAGTCTGATGCTTCATCATAGGTGTCGAATGCTTTGAACAAGCAGACTCCCATTAGCTCATTGGATGAGTAAGCAGAAGCATTAAGATAACTACCCTCTTCCTTAAATACCTCATTGTGTTCATCAAGGTAACTATCAATGAGATGGTCATAGTCCTCTTTGTACATTAACTCTAAGTATTCGTAACGTTGTACAACATACCCAGACTCAAGCTTGTGACCGTCTAAGTTATAGAACTCAGGCTCATCCAAACTTTCCGAACTCTTAAGCAGCAAATCCTTTAGTGGTGTCATAGTTACCCTCATTAGTTAGTAGTTGATTGATTGGTACTGTTAATAATACCAAATGGGTGAAGTGGAATCGAACCACAATACAGTATTCCGTTACTGTAGTAGCCCTACCACCCGTCGTAATCAAGATAACTTGTATTGCCTGTTTACTGTGGACTTACTGTCACCGTCCTCAGTGGGCTTCATACAGAGGTTACCTCTTAAGGTTGCTAACCATTAGCCTACGTTCTGTTCCGTAATGTCCCATTGGTTTCGGTTTTTTTGACTTATCCTCGGAGAGCCTGTCACGTTACCCTTTATCCTACCTTCAGTCGTTTACCTATTTCCTTTTGGTTAAGTTGTCTTCGTTTCTTTACTCTTTTAATCTAACACATTTGGTTTGGATTGTCAAGAGGTTTGGTTGTTTAGACTTGGTTTAGTTCAGACTTAATGAAGGGTTACTAACTTTAAGACTTATTGATATTGCTTAGTTAGGCCTTCGTCTTTTCCCTTGTCTATGTCTCTATTCTAACCACAAATCTTTTGAAATGTCAACCCCTCTTCTTAGGAAATTTTTTCTCTCTCGAAACACGGTCAGTTAGACGGTCATGAAGCTCAGTAATATCATCGTACTGTTCTTGTTTAGTGTAGCACCGTCTTGATAATAAGAGACTCTCAGTAATATACTGAAGTTCTTTATCTGTTAAACAAATGGACATCATATACTCGTTCATTATGTACCTCCATGATGCAGCAAATTAGATACTCTTGTCTGATGCTTCTTGTACTAAGTCCTGTAACTGATTTAGTGCGCGTTCATATACATCAAGACCTTCCTCAATCAGTGTTATTGCAGAGTCATAGATATCTAGACCCTCCTCAATCAGTCCATTATCTATTAGTTCTCGTGCATCATTCAGTGATTCACGAATAACTTTCTTCATCTCACTTGTTCTGTTCATGATAATACTCCTAATGGATAGTTAGTTAGTTAGTCGATGAGAGGTGGAAGTACCACCTCTCTGTGTCTGTCAGTTATTTGGTAGTGTTGTCAAGTTCTTGAACCATTTGGTCGAAGTTACTTGCCCACTCGTCGTAGTTTTCTGATAGGTTGAGGCAGAGGTCTAATGTTTTACTGGTTGGTGTCTTGGCTACCTCTTCTAGTTTCTTTTGTACTTTCTTGGAACATGACTCAACTTTTTTATCGAACTTGTTAACTGAGTCTGACCATTCTTCAGCACTTTGTAACAGCTTACCGAATCTTGATTTTCTGTTGACCTTGGTAGGAGCATCTTTGGTGTCCTCTTTAGCCCATTGTTCTGCAGTCTCTTCTTTAATCTGAGGAGTAGCGTAGCTGTTCAAGGTGCGGGCTTCTTTGACTCGTTTAGCTTGTTTAATGGGAATCACAGGATGTTCGCGGTTTAACTTGGCTTGACGGTGTACGTTGAACGATAATACCTTTGCGGGTTCGGGCTGTACTTCAGGAGCAGTAGCGTGTATAGAGTCGAACAACGCTGCTTGTGCAAGTAACTGTTTAGTGAACTCGTCAACGTTTTCTTCTTCAATGAGATAACCAGCAACCATCTCACCGCGTCGAGGGTCAAGTTGTTCAGCGCGTTGTGCTGCCAAGTACCCTAATTCGTTACTGACTAATTCGTATGAGGTTAGAGTGATTTTCTTAACGATTAACGGATAGATTAACGTCCCGGTATCGAGCATAGATTGTGCAAGCTGTTCAATTAACTGTTCATCGTAACTGTTCTTGATATCGGCATGGATATCACAGATGTCGAAATCGAAGTATTGGGCTTTAGTTAAGTACGTCATTGTTTTTTCCTTTTGTGATTGTTGGTGTGGTGTAGTTCTTTTCTCTACTCTTTCAATATAACACCCCCCGTTCCAAAAAGTCAATAGGTAAATATACCTAATTTCAAAATCCCTTTTTTGTTAGTAATAGATTGCGTGCGTGTACGTGCGCGTAACTTAACCGCGCGTGCGTATGTGCGTGTATGTGTGTATCTATTATATCCCCAAAATAAAAAATTGTCAAGGGTTTATTTGTACTATTTTTGTCCCTTGTTAGTACAATGTTGGCACAGTACGAAGTGTACTATAGTACGTACTACACACCACTCAAACAGGCACTGTGTAAGGGTTTCACTGGGTTGGTACGGTTGTACTATAGTACGGTGTAGGGTATAGGTGTACTATTCAACGCACTTACAGTACGGATGTACTACTCGAATGTACTATATCAGTGAATATACTTAGGTACAGATGTACTAATAGTACAAAAACCTGGAAAGTCAACGGGGGGGAGGGTTTCAGGGTAGTACACTAAAAAGGTATCTCACAATTTTTGCCAATTTTGCACCAAACCAAATTAATCTGTACTATACGGTAATTACTACCTTAAGGTACGGTAAACCGAACAGTATATATACTTATACGGTAATTACTACAACGAGGTACGGTTAACCGAACAAGCCTAATTCCCCGAAAAGCGCATTATCTCGTCAATTTTTTTGAACTAACAATTTTTCGTACTGCTAAGCTTACGTAGCGTAACGCCCCGTCAGGGTGGCGTGAAGCGGCCGAAAGCGACAAGGGACATACTGTGACTAAGTAAGACACGAGCTAAACAAGGGAGTGTCTTACTTGACTAAACAGTGACTAATACTAGGTTAGACAAGGTTTTGTTGTACTATAAAATACGACTAAAAAAAAGTAATACCAAAAGTGTAATTTACTGCTCTTTATAATACACATTTAGTTTGGGGAAGATAAGTCTGACTAAAATACCGTTGTAGTACAAGCTACACTGAGTTAGTTAAAGTTCAAGGGACACTTATGGATAGTATTACTAAACTGACTGACCGGTCATTTGACTTTCGTGACCGTAACAAGGAACGTTCAATAAAAAAAATACTAGGTATGATGAACAAACATCGTATTACTCTTGCCGATTTAGAACACTTTGAAGAACCAAGTACTCGTGACAAGTTCAATATTAAACGTCAAATAGGTAAGAATAAAGAAAAAGCAGCAGCATCACTAAAAAAAGCACGAGGAGTTAGACAACAAAAAGCCAAGGAGAACAAAACAGCATGAGTAGTGGTAAGCCTAAAGTACAGAATTATGACCCTTCTGAGGATGATGCTAAGCTTCAGATGGAAAAGACCAAGATACAAGACGAGACAAGTGTAAGGGCATATGGTGCGGCTAAGGATGCCAATACAATGAGAGACATAAATGTTGGACTACTCAGGGATGGTATTGGATTTATGTCAGACATCTTGGATAATGGTATTAAACAAAGTAAGGTTAACCGTGAACAAGCCACACTAAAGAATGTTGAAGACCAGCAAGTAGCAGCCAATGCCGCTATGAGTCAGTCTAAGATGACAAGTGACTTACTTGATGAACAAGTTAAACTACTAAGAGAAGGTATGGATAGTGGTAACTACGGTTCGGACTTAGGAGGTCTTTTGTCGAGGGTTAGTAGTGGTAGAGTTAAACCTACCCAACCACGCTCAATTAAACAAAGACCTGAACAGACATTGTATGGAGGGTAGATAATGTTTTTTACGAGTAACCGTGACGTAATGGAGAGGTACTACAGAAATCGTGGTATTAATCTCAAAACGGCTGAACAAAATTCGGAACAATACAAGCAACAACAACAATCAGTACAAAGACAACAACAAGGCTTAGCTAGTCAAAAAGATTCTTTTCTTAATCAAGCTAATCAGGCACGGTCAGGAGCAGAACAGAACTACAATGCCTTTGTTGACCGTTATAACACACTAGGAAGTCAATACCTAAACTCTGCTGGTAATGATTACAACTCTTTATCTGGTATTTTGAGTGGGTTATTCTCTAATTACTCAAACTTGTCAAACAACTTAGGTAATCGACAAGCAGGGGTAATAGGACAACTAGGACAGTTATCTAATACACAACGTCCAGACTTAAGTCAATATGGTAACAGTATTCCCGATTTCCAGGGGAACTATCAAGTACAAAATAGACTAGACGTAAATAATCCGTTATTTGGTGGATGGGGTAGTTACCAGAATGCCCCGGTGTACGATACATCCAGTGTATTGTCTAACTTGTACCAACAATACTTTGACCAAATACAACAAAATGATATTCGTCGGAGAAGACAAGAAGAGATGAAAGCTCGACGGTTACGAGAACGTTCTCAGATAAAGTCACAAATGTCCGAACAAGAGGGACAAAGTAGAGTACAGAAAGCTGAACAACGACAGTCACAGCAAGTATCATCTAGACGAGAGAGAACCGGATTAGCATTTAATCCTAATAGTTCTATTTTAAGTTACTTAACAAGAGGTCAATAATATGAGTTTTACTTCTCCTGCTTTTGGGGAATATGGTAATACGTTTAAGGGTTCGGACTACAGTTTGTTTTGGTCTAAGAACAGTGCTGTTATCACATTTGAGGGTCGTGGTTTCACGTCAAACAGTGGTATATTCCTTAAGCGTAAAACAGGTTCTCAAGCTATTTATATTCCACCGGAGACATTTGGTTCTATCGTAAGAGTTCGAGGATTTCTTTTTGACGTTGCAGCAGGAACAGCCTACCCATTACAGATGGAAGCAGACACATATGTTGCTTTTGAGAATGATGGGGGAACAATCTCACCAGCTAATCTAGACCTAACATTTAGTGGTGGTGATGTAGATTCAGATGTAGGTATCCATTTACTGCGCAATACCAATATTGATGGATTTGAGGTACAAGTCGAGGAAAACTCTGGTAATCAAGAGGTATATTGTCGTGTAGAGATTGAGTTTGTATGGATTAATGACACATACAAAGCACTGGTCGCACCTAATAACTTCCCAGAAGCAGCAACAGCAACGTTAACACAAGACGAGGTTCCTAATGCCTAATAACAGATTCGAGGGTTCAAAAGTTCTATTAACTGCGGATGACCGAAAGAATGCCAAACTAAGAGGTATTTCTGGAGAAAAGCTGCAAGCGTTAAGCATAATCGGACAATTATCCGAAAACGGGTTAGGTCTCGATACAGAAGCAAACGAAAACTATTCTGGTACTCAAACATTCTTTAGTTATCAAGCAACTGCCAACTCAGTCATCCACAAAGTATTACTAACATTGGAAGATGGTAACTTAGGTCAAAACGCTATCACAGACCATACATTGTTCTTAGGTGGGGGAGCAGTGCTAACTAATGGTATTGTTTTCGGTGTAGCAAGTGTTGCTGGTTCTCCTGATTTATTTTCTACTGAAGGAGCTAAATCAGTTAAAGATTTTTCAGAATTTCTTGGTGCTGACACATTTAGAGATGTACAGACAGTAAGTTCTTCTGCAGCAAACAATACAGATACCTTATATGTGACGATTGACTTTGAAAAAACATGGGGACTTCCTTTGTATTTAAGTGCTGGGGAGCTTGTTGGGTTTTACTTACAAGATAACCTGTCAGGATTATCGTCTTTAACTGGTTCAGTTTTTGGAAGACTTGTTTAGTATTTAGGAGGATGGGAGTAGTAATACTCCCTTATTAATATGCCAGTAAATAAATTAAGTAAATTCGCAATAAAAACTATCGGGTCTCATACACAGAGAACAACAAACGGGGTAGCGACATTAACTAGACCAGAAGGTGCTACAGGGATTATTATCCAAAATTCTAGCCCGGCATTATCTGGTGATAATATTAGGTACACTTTAGATGACACAACTAATCCTACAGCATCTTTAGGCTTTTTATTGGAACCAGGAGACGGAGCAGTTCGTATAGACTTCTTTTCTAATATTAGAGTCTTTCTTACTAACGACGCTGTATTAGAATACCAATGGTTCACCCCGGAGTAATACCATGAAGTTAAGACTAATAGGGAAAAAACAAATATTAGGTTTAGTTGAGGATGACTCAGTAACTACAGTTAGTGTTGAAGAGAACACTAGGGTTACTGCATCAGGAGATACTAGAACTACGCCTAATGGTGATACAAGAGTTGCTAAATCGTTTTCTTAAAGAGGTAAAATGGCTGACGTACTAATTAATGATTTAAGTAATGCAGGTACACTTACAGACTCAATGCAGTTCGAGGTAGATACTGGAGGTACTACGTCTAATAAGGTATTGGCTACTGTAATAGCGTCTTATATGCAGTCTAACCTTAATCATGACTCATTTAGTGATTTTGTTGGTAATAAACATATTAACCATTCTTCAGTAGTATTAACAGCAGGTACGGGTATTAGTGGCGGAGGGGATATAACAACTAATAGAACTTTTAACCTGGACGTTAACGGTTTAACATCAATTACTTCCCCAACAACTAATGATACATTTCCTGTGTATGACTCTAGTGCAGGTGCTGTCCGTAAATGTGAGGGTCAATACCTTAGCTTAGTTCATAACCATGACAGTTCCTACGCTACAGTGTCTCACACTCATTCTACATCCGATGTTATTAGTGGGACTTTTAGTGATTCAAGAATATCTCAGTCTAGTGTAACTCAACACACTTCATCAATTAACCATAATGCTCTTCTGAACTTTTCGAGTAATGAACATATTGACCATACAGGGGTAGTATTAACAGCAGGTACTGGCTTATCTGGAGGTGGTAATATATCTAGTAGTAGGACACTTAATCTAGACATTAATGGTCTTACTTCACAAAATAGTCCAACATCGGTAGACACTTTTGCTTTTTATGATTCTAGTGCTACAGGTATCAGGAAATGTAACGGTACAGCACTTGGATTAACTCACACCCATGACCATGATACTTTAACAAACTTTGTTGGTAATGAACATATTAACCACACGAGTGTCACCTTAACTGCTGGTATTGGGCTTAGTGGTGGAGGTGACATCAGTTCTAGCCGTTCGTTTAATCTAGATATTACAGGATTAACTACAGAGAACTCACCAACAAGCAGTGATGAGTTTTGTTTTTACGATTCTAGTGCTACTGCAGTTCGTAAGTGTCAAGGACAATATCTAAACTTAGTACACAATCATGACTCAAGTTATTCACCACTTCTACTAGAAGAGACAACAGAAAAGACATCTAACTACACAATGGTATTGGGTGACGCTTTTAAGGTAGTGTGGATGAACGGTTCTAGTCTAACTTTGACAGTACCAACTAATTCCTCAGTATCGTACAGTATTGGAACAGTAATTAACGTATATAATTCAAATAGTACGGCTTTGACTATTCAAGGTGATACAGGAGTTACTGTACGAAATTCTGGGACAATACCTCAATACAGTGAAGCATCACTAAGAAAACGTGCGACCAATGAGTGGGTATTGGTAGGAGACATAACATAATGATTAGAAATAGACGACGAGCTATTACTGGTTTTGGTGGCGCACCTGAACCTCCCATACCAGGAGACTCATTCCTTTCGACCTATCCTGGAGCTTTAGCAGCATGGTCTCTTAGACAATTAGGAGATACAGAGGTAGATGTAATAAGAGTAAGACGTTCCTCAGATAACGCTGAAGAGGATTTTAACCCTACTGAGATAGGTGATGGTACACTAACTACATGGGCTGGGACTACTGCTTATGTTGCTACTTGGTACGACCAATCAGGTAACGGAAACAATGCAACACAGTCAAACGCATCAGCACAACCATTAATAGTTAGTGGGGGAAGTGTTACTACAGACGCTTCAGGACAACCAGCTTTAGACTTTGTTGGGGGTGGTAATGGTTTTACTACACCTATTCCTGTCGACAGTTTCGATACCACATTAGAGAACCCGTCGAACTTTTTGATTGTTGCAAAAAATAATTCCAATTTTGAAATTTTCGTTAACATGGAAGAAACAAGTGTAGGGGACGTAGGGTTAACCTTCCTTAATGGGAACAGTTCTTCCGGTGTGGCAATGTGGGAAGATGGTGTTCAGCTTAATCATAGTTTGACAAGTTCTGGGACATGGTGTGTACAGGGCGGGTTTTATACTGATGGTGCGACGTACACTCGTTACATGAAAAGTCTAACAAATCCCACGGCTAGTTCGCGTACTGCCTCTAAAAATTTTACACCCCCAGCCTCTACTTATTTTATTGGTATTGGTGCTAAAAACGGAATCACGGGTTCAGGTACATCACCATTTGAGGGAGAACTTCTTGAGATTATAATTTGGCAACTCGATATGTTTAGTCAACTCTCTGATGTAGAAACGGATATTTCTGAGTATTATATAATATCATGAAAATATATATGATTAGTCGAGTACAAACATTACAGGAAGTAAGACAGTTCTCTAGAGCATTATGGTTACTTTCTTCAGAAAATAATGAGTCAAACGTAACAAAAAGTATGACAATAGTAGTTAGACACCCAACAACTAGAGCATTCGCTGTTCTATTACCACCAAGACGATTTAAGATGAGGGAGAATATAGAACCGTTAATAACTGGTATAGTAACTAACTTTTTGGGCTATTTACCTTTAGAGAACCAAATAAGGGTAAGAAATTACCTAATAAGACAACAAGGCTCCCGGATTAGATTAAACGTATTATTCAATAATCTACAAAGGGATGCCGAATTCGTCATAAGGACAGATGAATTCATGAGGCAACGTGGTTGGTTTCCTCAAGATTTTGTAGAAGAAATAGAACAGGAGGAATAAAGTGGCAAGACGTTACCTTAAAGAACGTAAAGTACCCAGTCAACGAGACAAGGTGAAAGCCCTAGTAGATAAATGGTACTTTATGGATGTAATAGGATTCCATGGAGGAACTAAGGCCTTTGGTAATATACATAAGGAACTACTTAATTGGTATGATTCCGATGATAGACCCAGTAAACGTGACATAATACTAATGCCCCGTGGTCACCTCAAAACTACTATCGTTACAGTATTGGATATCCTATATAGTATTTACGTTAATCCTAATATCCGTATCTATATCGGTTCGGCTAACAAAGCGTTAGGAAAAGCAATTCTAAGGGAAGTTAAAGCCAACTTAGTTGACAGTTGGTTACAAGAGAACGTATGGAACGTTAGACCTCACATAGAAGGTCGTCTAATACCTTTAATGGATAAACTGGCACAATCTAGAAGAAACACCCGTAGGAACTCTTCTGGGGATTTTTCGGAGTGGGATGATGAATTACTCACAGAAGAAGCGTCTAAACCAGGAGATTTGGATGATGGTGCTGACAAAAAAGTTATGTGGACGCAAGAAGCAATACAGGTGTTAAGACCGTATAACCTCAGAGAACCTACAGTGGTTGTTGGTAGTGTGGATACTCCGGCTACAGGATTTCACTATGATAAATTGTATTTTGATGACATTATAAACTTTGACAACTACAATAAACCGGAAAAAATAGAACGTCTAGATACTTGGAGGAATGATATGTTCTCTGTATTAGATGATGAGTATTGGGATGAAGACCTAAATGATTGGCTAAATGGATGCTCCAGAAGTAAGAGTTACCGAGAAAAATTCAAACATCTTAGTCTGGTTGGGGGGGATTGTACTGTAGTTGGTACTCGTTATTTTAGGCATGACTGGTATAAACAAGTTATTGATGATGAAAACACAGAGTATAGAATATGGTTAAAAAACATCTACAAAAATGGAGAAAACCCAGATGATGGTTATATTTGGGATGAGAGATGGAGTAAGAGTATTGAGACCAAAAAACGTAAGGAGATGTCAAAAAAACATTTCTATGCTCAATACCTAAATAAAGTTATTGTAACAGAAGACCAGATACTCCCATTTGATAAGATTAGATTCCTTAGTATGAATAATGTAGTAACTAAAGATGGAAGTAATAGGGCAGTTATTACAGTTAAGGATGAGAATGGGGAAGACAGAGTAAGAGAAATAGTATTACAGGCTGTAGTTGACCCTGCAGTCACTTGTAATAAAGATAGTGACTTCACTGCTTGCGTCATTGGCGGTAAAGATAGTGACAAGAATTTATATGTTCTAGATGTTAAACTCTGGAAACTTACACCAGATAAGTGGGTAAAAGAGATGTTTAAGTTACTGTCTAAATGGAACATAAAGAGTATTCATCTAGAGACTGTAGGGTTCTTTGTCACTATGAAAAATACAATACGAGACAAGTTTAAGGAGTTCTACCCTATTGGTATTAGGGATTATAGACCTTCACAAAAAAGCACAAAGAAAGAACGTATTGAGTCTGGTTTAGAACCATTGATGAGTAATGGTATGTTGTACATGATGGGTTGGTGTAAACAAAATACTGAGTTAGTTGACCAGTTTAACTTTTTCCCTTCAGAAACAGTACACGATGACGGTGTGGATGCTGTGCAAATGTTGAATGAAGTAACTAAACCAACAAGACCTACAGACTCTAAGAGTAAAGTAGTGGGCAAAAATCCTAACCGTAAATATGGAGGGTATTACTAATGAAAAAGGACAAAATAGACAAAAAAAAGTTCCAAATGACTTATCTGTCAGGGGACGCAAAAAAATATAGTCATTACCATCAGGACGTTATTAACCAAATCCTTGCCCTTACTAAATCCTGGTCAGGTTCTCGTCGTGTTTTGGAAGAAGACTGGGAAGAGTGCTGGTCTCATTATTTTTCTAATTGGAGGTCTAACCAGCTTATTGAGAGAAACACAGTATTAACTGTGGGTAATGTAGAAAATGACTACAGACATAAAGTACCAACATCTAAAGGATATGAAGTAGTTGAGACAGTAAACGCTTACCTACAAGACGCATTTTTCCCTACTCGTAACTGGTTTGATTTATACCCTAAACGTCCAATTGATAGTGACGACTGGGGAACAGACCTTAAAGTTATGAACAATTTTATACGACAAAAACTTGACGAGTCTAACTTTAAGGATTACTGGGATAGATTTATTCGACAACTATGTGTTGTAGGTACTTCTGTTTTGGCACTACCATGGGATTATAGAACTAAAGACTCCTTCAAAAATCAAGTAGATAAAGCCACGGGAAAAGTAAAAGCTGTACCATACACAATGGTCGAGCGTAATGGTTTTGACTTTGAAATAGTGGATATGTTTAACTTCTATATTGACCCAACATCTAGGGAATCCCGTAAAGGTGACGTTATTAGAAGACTCATAAAAACTAAGGGTGAATTAGTAAGATTAATACAATCAGGAGTATTTCCGTTAGGTGACTTACAAAAAGCTTATCAGTTAACAACATATAAAGGAACAAATAATTCTACATCAGGTAATAAGTTAGACTCGTTAGATTGGCAAAATGGGTTAACTGAGTACAATGAGAATGTAGAAGTTGAAGTGTTAGAGTTTTGGGGACATTTAGTTATCGGAGATTGTGAGTATTTAGACGTTCACGCAATATGTACTCAGAATGACCTATTAGTATTTGAGCCTAATCCTTATTGGGGAGGTAAGCCGTTCATTATTGGAACATTATCTAACGGTCACGGTACTCCTTATGGAACAGGATTACTTCAACCAATCTTAGGACAACTACATCAGTTATATATTAACCAGAATCATAGGTTAGATGTTGACGAAATAACAGTTAACCCTATGTGGATGATGACAAGTGACGGTTCACTTAATCCAGAGGATGTGTATTCTCAACCAGGAAGAGTATTTGTTGTAGAAGACCCTGAATCATCAATAGTACCTATTCAGATGAATGTTAGTGACTTACAAAATACTATCCAAGATGAGGGATTACTAGAAGACAGAATAAATAAGGTTAGTGGTATTGGAGATTATGTTGGTGTTAATACTGGTCGTGATGCAGAAAGGGTAACAGCAGCAGAAGTAAGAGCAAGACAGGACGCTGGGGGTAATAGGTTAAGTCGTTACCATAAACATTTAGAGGATACTGCTTTGTCAGAATTCTTAGTTAAGGCGTATGAGTACCTAAAACAGTTTACTACAGATAATGAAGTAGTAAGAATACAAAAACCACAAAAAGAAACTGTATCAGACTCTTACGAGTTTTTTGAAGTTAGTCCTGAAGATATGAGCATGGAAATTGATATAATACCTATTGGTGCTGCCCATGTAGTAGATAAGGAATTAGAACTAAGAGAACACATTGACTTTTACACTTTTATGACTGGTAATCCTCAGTTAGCCCAATTTATGAATTGGAAAGAAGTAGCTAAAGACTTAGCATCTAAACTGATTAAGGATGATTGGTCACGTTTTGTCATCTTACCAGAGGAACAAGGAAGCATGGGTGTAGATGCTGCAACGGGACAATCACCATTTGAGCAATTAGGTATGTTACCACCTCCTCCCACTCCACAACAAGGTCAAGTACCTCCAGAAGCACAGTTACCCCCAGAAGCACAACCAGAGCAAGTACCTGGATTAACAGCAGACAACCAACAGTTCACAGATGACCTATCAAATAACCCGGAATTAGCTGCTAAACTTATTCAAGAAAACATTAGCCAATAATAACTATGCCTGAACAACAACAACCGGAACAACAACAACCAGTTAACCAGCCTGTACCTGGTTCCCCATCAAGTGAGACTCCAACCAGTGGTTATATACCTAGTCAATCGGACGTAATAGCTCGTCAACATGAACAGCCTCCACAACAGGAAGTTGTTGACCCTAATATTGAGGAATTATCAACTAAACTAGGTATTAACCCAGATGAACTAGGAGTAGAAACCCCTCCTCAAGAAGAAAAACAAGAAGAGAAGTTTTCTGACCCTGAAGATTGGTATAAACAACAATTTTCTAATCCAGAAGCGTCAAAGTTTGTTGAAGACTTTAAAAAATATGTTGGTTTAGATATTAAGGAAGTATATGGGTTAATTAAAGAAACTGCAGAAGTAACCAAAGGTGTTGACCAATGGAGGCAAGAAGCAGTAGCACAACAGCAGCTTAATACTCTTAAACAGGAATTCGGTAATGAGTTCGATAGTTTGATGCCCCAAATATTGGAACGTTTTGACCAAATACGCAAAGTAAACCCTCAACAGGCACAAGCGTTAGATAATCCCGACGGGGCGCGGCTTTTAGCAGCAAAAATTAAACAGGAACAGTCTCAGGGTACATATACCCAACAAAGAGATGATGTTCCAACTTACTTACCCAATAGACGACAAGTGTCCTACAGACAAAGTGATTCTCCAGTAATTAAGATGTCTGAATTTCGGAGTTGGAGTGGTGAGGAAATGGATAGACGGTATGGTGACATACTACGAGCAAAACAAAATGGTACATTTATTTACGACGTATAGGAGTTTAGAACAAAATGCCTTACTATGATACCTTATATCAAGGTTCACCTTTTAATAACAATAAGTCCGCAGTATTTATCCCAGAGATATGGAGTACAGATTTAATCCGAAGACGGGATGAAAAGTTAGTTATGAGACCTTGTGTCTCTATGGTTGACTTTAAGGGACGTAAAGGGGATACTATTTACATTCCGTACGTCAGTGATATGGCGGTTAACAATAAGGTTTCCGGTATTCCGGTTCAGTACCAGTCTTTCTCAGAGAGAAGATGGACAATGGTAGTAAATCGGTATAAAGAAGTCTCGTTCGCTATTGACAACTTAACCGAAATTCAGTCTCAAAATGACCTAAGAAGTATTTATACCGAACGTTCAGCTTGGGCATTATCACGAGATATTGAGTACAGTTTACTTGCTGAGCGTGCAACAATTAATGGGTATAACTCTGGTAGTAACGTTATAACCAGTGGTTCTCCTTTTGATTACACAGACTTTTTAGCAGCTTGTGAGCGACTAGAATTAGATAACGTACCACGAGAGTCTCTTAAGTTACTTATTAGTGTTAAACAACATAAGTCATTATTAGTCCAGGATGTTATCATTAACAGTGATTATAATATTTCCTCAATGTCTAGTTCGGGTATGGTAGGTAAACTATACGGGGTTCCCGTTTATGTTACTAATAGTATTACAACTAATAATCCAACTGGGTACTATAATGGAGATAAGTCACAGGCGGTTGCTAGTCCTACCCCTGGTATGTCTGGTTCTCTGTATTACCCAACCCAAAACCCTACTTTACGAGATGGAACTACAGTAGCACCTAGTTCTCTAACGGCAGGTTATGACACGGCTATGTTGGTTCATCCTGATTGGGGTAAATTGGCAATGGTTAAATCACCTTCAGTTGACGCTGATTGGAGTACAGATTTCCAGGAGTGGCATATTGTACAAACCCAGATTTATGATTGTATGGTTTACCGTCCTGACCATGCGGTTTTAATAAACACCAGTGAGTAATACTGCTAATTTCGGGCAGTGTGTTGAAAATAAACACTACGGAGTAATACTGCTAATAAAAGGTGAGAGAAAAACTCACCTAACAACCAAGGTAAAACAATGGAAAGTCTAAAAAATTTAATCGAACAACTCAAAATTATTGAAGAGAATGGTAGTGAGACAGAAAAAGCACTTATCGGTAATCGAATCTGGACTATTGTCCTTAGTTTAATTTAATAGGAGGTTGTATTGACAACTAAAAAAATCCCTGGTAAAACCGACCCCGTATCAACAAACCAACTTATTGACGGGACAGAGAACTTTACTTGGGGAGAAGCAACAAAGGGATTAACTCGAATACCAACTAGCTGGAGGGTTACTCAAAATATCATACGAGTTGCTCAAAAGTTACAAAAACTTAGAGACAATGAGTTTAATTGTAATCCAGTAATTGTTACTAGTTGGTTTAGAGACCCCGTTTCTAACCAGAAAGCTGGGGGAGTAAGTAACAGTAAACATTTAGAGGGTCATGCAGTTGATTTTTATGTTTCGGGAATGAATATTCGAGAGGTACAGCGTCTATTACAAGATTGGGAGGGAGGTTTCGGTAGTTACTCAACTTTTGTTCACCTTGACCTAGGCTCACGACGACGCTGGTAAAGTTTATAACCCATTAAATTGGGTACTTGGTTAGTGATTGTAGGTGCTACCTTATGTTGTAAAACACATGGGGTAGTTTTTTATGACTATAACAAGTGAAAGAACTAGGTTAGACTTAGTTAATGAAGTATTACTTTCTGTCGGAGAGCGTGAAACTAGGTCTAGTGCAAGTAATCCAGTAGCTAAACTAGCAACACGAGCAATACAAGATGCTATTTACTCTGTTTGTAACGGTAATACTTGGAGTGAGTTTAGAAGATTAACTAATGCTTCTTCTTGGGCAACAGATGAAGCTTCTTTACCCCAAAATATTACTAGAATTAGGAATGTTTATTGGTATCTTAGTCCAGACGGAAACCCAAATACTTCTTATGATTATAGAAGAATACAATTAAGTTATGTTGACTTAGAAGAGTATGAACAACAAGTATTAATACCGTTCACGGATAATGGTAATACTCCTAGGTATTGGGCAATACAAAGTAGAAATGTAGTCAAAGTAAATCCTTACCCAAATAATTTATTGGCTCGTTCTAAATGCTTTTTTGAGTATTACGAACTACTAGACCTACCAGTAAGTGACTCTTCTGTTTTTAATTGTTCAGATTTATTTCTTAATCTAATAAAGTATAAAGCGTGTGAGTTACTTAGTTCACAACATTTAGGAGATTTTGACCAATCTCAAGTATTTTTAGTTACTTATGAGAATTTAGCTAAACAACACAGAAAAACAGATAACGGGCAAAGTGTTAAAGGTTATAGAATGTTTAGACGTAATAACAGGAGAACAAGATGGTAAAACAAGATAGTAGAATGTTCTCAGAGAACCAAGAAGGTTCAGTAAATAAGTCAGGACTAGACACTGATACTACCTTTTTTGTTGATAACTATGGTGGTATTAATAAGACAGCCCCACCAAATAACTTACCTTACGCTGATTCACCCGATATGAGGAATATTAGGGTTAGTCTTGCAGGGGTTTTAAGTAAAAGGGGAGGAAGTTTTATTAGAGCTAATGAAACAACTCAACCAATAGGTACAATATGCACTACCTATACGTTAGACTCTGGTTTAGTATTACTAATAGCTAAACTAGGTACATCAATTTCTGTTTATCTACTTCCAAGTAAAGAAAGTAAAAAAGCTGCCACTCTAGTCAATACTTTTGAAAATGTGTGGGCATCTAGTGCGGAATTTGACCGACCATCTTTTGTATGGACTTCAGAGGATAGACCTAGACTTATTATGGTAAGTAAAAATAGTGTACCAATAGATTTAGAAATATTTAGACTAGCAATGCCCGGTAACGGAAGTGACACTATCCAAGTTATTGGTGATTACACCGAAATAGTAAACTCTGACTTTTCTTGGGGTATTTATGAAGACACAGTAGTAAACGTAACATCTTTATCAGAGAGTGCGGGTAATACAACATTTACTTTTGACACAGTAATACCATCAGGTCAAGTTATTGAATTAGTTTGTATTAACTGGCATTGGTGGGCAGAGTCTATAAAAAGAAATAATGACCAATTATATGGAACTAACTTTAGATTTAATACTTCTGTTACTGCTGATGCTAACGTTGAGATTAATACAGAGTTACGAAGAGGATTAGAGGCAGACTCCCAAATATTTAGGGATGTGCTTGACTACGGTAGGAAAATGATGAAAGTATATACCGTAAATACTGCTGCTGGTACTGAGTTTACTTTCGATATTACCCCAACTACTAACTTACAATACGCATTTTCTAACAGAGTGTTCACTTCCGGTACAGATAGTATCACACCTGGTACGGCTTACTTAACTTTTGGTGGTATTGTTGGTAGTGGTACTTCCGCACCAACTCCAGTACACATGGTGAGAGAAATTTATTTACCTTTTAATGGTGGTACAGGTAGTAACGCTGAACATATAGAAGTTGTTGACAATACAGGATTTAATCTAGAAGCTAATTTTTCAACTACAATACTAGAAAATACGTCGGATGATAAGTATTACTTTTTACTAGATGAGTCGCTAAACATACAAGAAACACCAACAAACCAAGTAAAAGCAATTCGGTTTAATGGTGGTTATCCTTATGGAATATCTGAGCAATTTGTTGAGATAAGTAATAGTGAACCTAATCCTAGTTATGTTGGGAGTAACGCATCATCAACATATTATAGTCCTATCGTACTAGGAAGTTACCGCCCTTGGTATGGAGCTTCATTGTACGCTAATTACTTATCTGGTGTATTTCCTACAGTTGTTGGTTTATATCAGGATAGATTAGTTTTGTCTGGGTTTTTATCAGCACCTTTAACCTTGTTACTAAGTAATAGTAAGGATAATGGTTCTAGGTTCTATTACCAGAATTTTCAGGTAGATTATGAAGATACAACTATTTCTACTAATCCAATAGAAGTAATACTTGATGGTTATACTGATGACAAAGTGACTAACGTAGCTTCCTGGTTTGATTCTATGTTTGTTTTGACAAAAAAGTCAACTCGTAGGATACATGGTGGAGACGCACTAGCTATTACACCAACAAGCTTATTCCAAAATACTGTGTCTAGTGTAGGTTGTCAGTCAACTCATGGTGTAGCTAGAACTGATAGTTACATTGTGTTTATTAGTAACAGTGGATTATATCAAATAGAAATAGCCAATAATGGAAGTGACTATATGACAACAAACATAGGGTTAAAAGTTGAGGATTTCTTTATTGAAAATTCTAATAACCCAGAAGAATCATGGATATTCTATAATCAATTAGATGATGAGGTATGGATTGGTTTATCTAGTGATGATGATAATTTTATCCCTAATCGTTGTTTAGTGTATTTCAATAAACGCGGCTCATGGTCGGAATACAGTTTATCTAGTGGTTATTTACCTACAATATTTGGGTGTACTGATACTTTTAGGAGTTTTGCTGCAGTTGTTTTACGAGATGATACACAATTTGATGAGGAACCTGGAGAATCATCACAAGTCTTATTCTGTGAGTTCAACCTTGACGGTGTTTTCACAGATTTAACATACAAAGAAACCTCAACTAATTTAGAAGCTGGTTCCGTAACAAAAACTTTCCATACTAAGGTAGAGTACACAATTAATTCTAGCCAAACTATCCTAAATTTATCTCCAAGAAACATCCCTAGTTCTAATCATGGGTTTAGGTTAATACCAATAAATGACCTTTCTAACAATATACGAGTTAGATACTATGATGGTATTGAGTGGACAAATAAACAACTTTTAGAAGATTATACATTAATAACGAACTCTAACAGTATTAGGTACATTAACTTTCCCTATACTGATGGGCATTTACTTGAAGTAACACTAGTTAACGACTCTGGTACTTATCCAATACATATTATTAGGGATAATTACGAACTTCCTGTAACAGATTATACAATTGATGAGTCTGGAGATTTTGTTCGAGTAACTCTAAACAGTACAGGCGACTCAACTGCAGAATATCTAGTAGGACAAACGATACTATGTTACCATGTAACACCTTCTTTTTTTAGAAGGGCAGTTTCTAACCTGAAAAGAGTGTCTCATTATGTAGGGTATTACTCAAACAAGGGCTATCTAGAAACAAATGATAGTAATTCTGACCCGTTTGTTATTGATAAGTATGTTGTTCCCGTTAGTGTTAATTTCGGTATTATCTATAATGATAGACGCACTGGGGTTTACGAATCCGAGATTTACGGTTCTGAAGAGCTAAATTGGGACTTATCATCTTTTGATGTATTGTCTGATGCGTTTAGGAACCAAGAATCAGACATAGTAAGAATTGTAGTTCCTGTTGTTGGTGTAGGTTATTCTTTCCAAACAATTAATTATAATTTTTCTTTAGATAGGTTCCAATTAGTTGGTTATCAAGTTTTAACTCGGATGAAAGGTAGAAGGTCACTTTATGGATATTAAGGATATTTTAGAAGACATTAAATACATTTTTACGGATTCTAAAGTACGAATGACCGTCAAAGACTGGTTAGTTATTGTTCTATTATTTACTTTCCTTGAAGCTAATCTAACTTCTTGGGTTACAGTAAATGATAAACAAGCTAATATTGAGGCAGAAGCCCAAATGGAAAAGGTTTTATTGTTATATAAATTTTTGGAGGCAACAAAATGATGTTGGAGTTATTAATTACTTTAGTTTGGATATTACCCTTTGATGTAAAGATAGTAGCATCCGATAAAGAAGGACAAAAAATTGAGTTAGTAAGGGATTAAAATAATGGGAGCAGCATCTACAGTTATTTCGGGTATTTCGCAGGTTGTTGGTGTAGGTTCTACTATTGCGGGTCTAACTCGTGGTGGTGGTACAGCTTTTCAACCAGACCCTAGAGCTAAACATGAAGCAGACTTACTTGCTTTTACGAGTGCAATTGAGGCACAAAAAATGCAAGAAGACATACTTAAAGGTCAATTAGCAGCCCAAAACGATTTTAACCAGTATTCTTTTGATATGCAGAATATGCAGCTTCAAAAAGAGATGGAACTAGGGTTTAATGACATACAAACACAGTATCAACAAGCTTTGTTTCAAAATGGTTTAGAGAGGCAACAACTAGAACAAGAAAACTATTTAAGGACTCAGCAATACAATGCCTCTACACTAGCTAACGAGGCTAACAGATTTGCTACACAACAAGAGTTAGAGCTTAATAGACAACTTAGACAAGTTAACTACGCTTCTGATGAGACTCAACGTTCACTAAGAGCAGAATCACTTAAACTAGGACAAGATTTAGCTAAGTTTAATGAAAAAATGATTAATGCTCGTAACTCTCTAGACGTTGAGAAGTTAAAGGCAGAAAAACAAGATTTATTGTACGGACAACAACAGTTCGACATTGCCTTAGATACTGCCAATCAAAACTACCAACAGTCTCTAGAACAGTTAAGTCTTAGTGACCGTCAAAACTTTAGAGATGCTTCTTTCCAGAAGGGAGTTGCACTAAACCAGCGTGACAAAACTGGACTACAACTTCAACAAAGAGAGAACCAACTAAACCAAGAACTTACCCAAATTGACGACGCAGACAGCCAAGCTAAGGTTAATGAACAATTAAGTAAGGCTCAATCAGAGTTTAATCGGGGTGAAAGTTTAAGAGACTTACTTAGACAAATAAGTAGAAGTGAGAGGCAATACTCCCAATTTGAGGCGTTACTTGGTGCGCAAGATAGAGGCTCAGGTTCTCAAGCTGCTGGGGTAGGTTTTGACCAATTAGTTAATGATGATACAGCTACCCAAAGACGTTCCATGATGGAAAGGTACGGTTTAGAACAGGGTACAGCCTCACTAGAGAGTCAATCAGCATCACGACGAGCCAACACATCTAGAAGATTTAATGACATATCTAGAAGTTTTGTTGATGTTGAAGGGCAACTTGCTGATAGGGACTTATCTAATAGTTTTACCGGGATTGATAACCAGTTAAACAGAGGTTTAGAGTCTAATAGATTAGCTAGAAGACAAGGAGGGCAAGACTTACAGGAACAAATAGCTAATATAATGAACCAGAAAAACAGAGCTAATGATGTAGGACAGTCTGGTATAGCTATTGGAGGGCAAGAAGCAGAATTAAGTAAATTAAGTGGGTTAGCAAGTAATGCTCAACAACAAGGTAATGCCGAACTCGAATTAGCACAACTAAAAGCACAATCCCTAAACGACTTATTTTCTAGGTCTCTACTTCCCGATGTAAGAGATGCTGGTCAAGGTATGTTATCAGCTTTTAACTCAACTCTAGACCAACACCTAAGAAATACACAAGAAGGGGTAAGACAACAACAAACGCAATCACAACGAGATAATCTACAACGACAAGGCTTAATTGATGTAGAGAATGCTAAATCAGCGTTTAGTAGTTTACCTTTACAATGGTACAATCAAGCGTATTCCAACTTAGCTAGTAATACAGCCAACCAAGGTAATACTAGGATGCAGGAGTATTCTGGTCTAAACCAAATAGGCGCACAAACTCACGGGTTATTATCCCAATTGGGAGGTTATAGAAGCCCACCCCCAGCTTAAACTTATTATGGAGAATAAAAATGGTTAGACGGATAGGAGGTAATAGTCCGATTACTGGGGTAGAAACTCCAGAATTAACGGATTTTGCTACTAATAACTACAAAAATGTAATACAAAAAACCCTAGATAACTACTCTCAAGCAGCATCCGCAGCAGCAAGTAAGGCTCAAGTTGACCAGCAAAACGCTGGTGAGTTAAGACGACGGGCTATACAAGCTGAGGAAGAACGACTTGCACAAAATCGGGCTAATAATGCTAATAGAGGAGATAATGGTGCGGGTATTTTGGGAGCAATATCTCAACTAGGACAAGTTGTTGCACAAGGACTAAGCGCACGAGAAGCTATTGCCCAACAAAGAAAAGAGAACGAACTAGCCCTAAAAAGAGAACAACGCGCCCAAGAGTCTCATGAGATGAATAAAGAGTCTCACCAAATGGGAATAGAGGCACAAGCACAAAAAGCCCAACTAGCACAATTAGATGGGATGGTACAATCAGTAACTCAAGAATGGGAGTTACAGTTACAAGATACTATCATTAACGGTTCTAGAGAGGCAGGTTATACCCAAGCTACTGCCTATGTTAATGAATTTCGTAATAGTGAGTATTTTACTGCCTTACCTCCACACCAACAATTCTATATTAACTCTAATATGAATAAGTGGCTTACCCAACAAAGAGGTGAGTCGCTGTCTCAGATAGAGGGTGAACGTAAAGCACTAATTAATTCACAAAGGGATGTTGCAGCACAACAGGTTCAGGTAAGGTATGCCCCAATACTTCAAGAAATTAATACTGGGGCTAGTGTATTAACTCCAGATGACATTAATGAACGTATCGGTAGAGTTAATGATATAATCTTAGATACTGTTGAGAATGACCCATCCTTACAGGGTATTATAAAAAATAAGACAGCGTATCTTGAATATATTTCGGAAGCCTATAAACCACTAAACGCTGCAATAACTAACTATTATGAGACTACTGGACAACGTTCTTCTGAGGGACAACGTTTCGTTCAAGCTGTACAGGGTATTGCCGCACTAGAAAATTTAAGAAGCACTCCTGGTGTGGGAATGACAGACTCTGAGTATCAGGCTCAAGGTTCGTTATTGTTAAGACAACTAGGATTACCTGGTAGTTTAGAATCTTTTCCAACAACTCAAACAAACATTGCCCGACAAAGGAATGAGGATTATGAACAGATAAGACGTTTAGAAGAAACGGTACACCAATCTGAGAACCTAAGTAGATTAAGGGAAGATAACCCCCAAATAGAACAGGCAAGAAATTATCTTGTAGCAAAAAAAGTATATAACGGTCTTCGAGACGGTAGTGCCGATGGTGATATTGCCGATTTAGAATACGCAATTAAACAGAGTCCTAGTGAGGCACAAGCAAGAGGATGGGATAGGGTATTATCTTACTATAAAGAGTTTGATAGTGACCGTAAAACTGCTTTAGACTTACAAGATGAGTTAGCTAAACGTGAACAAGCTTATGCTGCACTAAAATCCCGTATTACTCCGCCTAATCAAATAGAAATACGAGTACCTGGTGATAGTGGTTTAGGTGTGGATGAACAGGGGACTCCCCTTGGAACATCTCCACAATCACGAGTAGACATTGTTGATGTAGAAAGAAGAGTCCCTCAAGCTACTCAAGAGGAACTAGACGCACTTGAGCAACAATTAGAAGTTACTAGAAGTCGTATTGGGGAATTAGGCAATAAGTGGCAAAGACGAGGACTAAACATATTTAACCCTAGTGACGAGAAGCCCCTAAACGAGTTTAGACAAAGAGTTGAAGCTACTATGACAGTTGTTGACCAAGAATCAACATCTAGTCAGATACCTGAATCATCTAACCCAACTCCACCATCGGCACCTAGAGACAACTCAACAACAAACAAATTAGGTAAGGCTCTAGACTTTGAGTTAGAGCGTGGTCAGTATTACGAACTTCCTAGAATCAGTGGACTTAAAGATGATAGAACTACTTTAGATGCTCTTATAGAACTAAATCAGGGGTATTTACAGGGTATTACCGAAATAAAAAAAGCTCATACTGATGGAAAATATGTTGATTTAGAAAAAATAATCAAAGGTTTACCTAAAGCTGGTCTAGGAACTAACGTTAAACTATACCAACAACATTTTAATACTCTAAAAGCTAAACTAGAGAATGCTGATGATTTACTGGTAAATAAAGCTAGATGGTATAAACACGAATGGGGGGAACCTTCTGAGGGAGTAGTTGTAACACCGAATTTTACTGATGGTGGGCAACGCACCAAACCACAAACAGTTGCTACACCTCGTAACAGACAACCAGATGCTCCAACTATGCCCTTAGCTGGTAACTTAGCTAATATGCCTAGTTCTAAGGGTTATGCTCCGTTTAGGGGAGGTAATGTAAGGATGCATAGTCCTTTTGGGATGAGAGTACATCCAGTACACGGTACTAGGAGGATGCACAAAGGGATTGACATATCTTCTGATGACCCTAGAGTGGCTACAATACAAGGTGGAGAGGTTGTTCATGTCGGAGCAAAAAACCAACATAATGGTGGTTACGGTAACTATGTCATAGTTAAAACAAAAGATGGAAAATACGAGTTATTTGCTCACTTAAGAAGTGTATCAGTAACTAAAGGTCAAATATTAGACCCTGCTTCCCAAATAGGATTAATGGGTGGAGGTGCTAATGACCCAGGTAGAGGAACGTCAACCGGGAGACATCTACACTTTGAGGTAGGTACCAAGTTTAGTGGTGGATATATTTCTGGTCAAGTTGACCCAATGGGTTATATAGGAAGTTTTACTGGTAATGTCGAACTACCTAGAGGTCAAGGTGACTTAGGACACGGTAATACAGATTACTATAGGACTCCATCTGGAGTAAGTAATACTGGAGTAAGAAAGATATCTGAGAATGTGTATTACTCCAATGGATACATTCTTGATAGGAATACTGGTAAATTCAGACAAGCAACTCCTAACGAAAGTGCTGGATTTAAAAGCTATACACCAATGACAACAACAAGTTATAGGAGTCAAAACGTACCAAGCGTGGAATACAACAACAAAGATGGTAGCACAACAGTTGAGGGATGGGAAATACCTGATGAGGCAATAAATGATGGTTCTTATTTATTTGTTCATCCCACTGGTCGTACTAATAGAGCGGGACAACCAGTATTAGCAATTAGGGGTTACAAAGATGGTCGTCAGTTATTCGCTGTTGAGGCAGTATCAGGAGCAACAGGTATTGGTGGTGATAGAACTACATCGGGAAGACAGGGTATGTTACCAGAAGGTAAATGGACTGTAGCTCGTGACACTATTCCTGGTTCGGGAGCCGGAGTTGGTGATAAATTTTTGTCATTAACTCCTACTTTTGGTGGGCATAACCGTTCAGCAATTGGTATTCATTGGGATGCTAGTAAAAGCGGCGTTACTCCTGGTAGTTTAGCAACGTTTAACATCCAGGATAGAGACAAAATTTATAACTTTGTCCGAAACTCTGGTCGTAGTCTAAATCTGTATGTTAATACCAGTAAAGTAAATAAGTCACTTGGAAAAAGTACAATTAATTCTAGTCATACAGGTAATCCAAGTACAGCCCATAACCAAGCTTCATCTAATCGTGTGGCTTATTCAGGAAAAAATAACCCAACAGCCAATTATGGGTATCCTGGTTTAGCAAAAAACTTAGAAGCAGCAAGAGCATTGGCAGAAGCAGGGGATATACTTGGATTACCTGCAGTGTGGATTGCTGATTATTTGTATTGGGAATCAGGGTTTAGTGCTAATGCAGTAAACACAAATATTGCGGCTACTGGTGAGGGTAATGCTACTGGTGCTTTCCAGGTAATGCCCTCTACCCTAAAATGGTTACATCCAGGAATGACTATGGAGCAATACAAACAAAAAGGATTACATTGGCAACTGACAGTATCTTTACCTAAGTATATTAGACAGGTAGAAAAAGATGCAAACGGTAAGAAAGTAAGAAGTATTTACGATTTTGCTGCAGCTATTTGGAGGGGAGCTGTAGGGTTAAAACATAGTGAAGCTGAACGTACTAGAATTAATTGGACTGACGGTTATATTACATGGAATGAATACAAAAAAAAATGGGGGTCAGTTGTTGGTCGTAGTTACGCTAATCCTCAAGGTGGTTCCAATTCTAATGTAATACACAGAAACCCCAGACAAGGGTGCGCACAATGCCAGCAAATGTTACATAACGGAGACTTTAGAACACACCAAGTAGGATTATAATATGTCTAACTTTTTTGACCAACCTGACCCATTAGAATTGTCCGAGGGTAGAAACATACCTGAAGGCTCACCTCAAGCCTCACAAGCACCTCAACCGACTGCTGGTGACATTCCTGATGGATTAGGTGTACCTCAAGAAAGTAGTCCTATTATTGAAGAACAACCAGAACAGGTAACTACTGAGCAAGTACCAGAACAACAAGCTCAACCTGGAGAACAACAAGTTCAACCAGAGCAGCCCTTTATACCTCAATCAGTACTACCTGTCAATCCTTCTAGATATTATGACGTTCATGGTTTTGACAGTGACATTAGTGGAGCATCTAGAAGACTTCAAAATAAAACCATTGAAGCACAACAAGGACAGTTAAGCGTTGAACAGTTTTTGACAGACACTGGAGGTACTCCTTATAGTTTACCGGATAACTTACTTCCTCAAGATATAACACCGGATTTAGAAGGAAACATAGAAAGAACAAGAAAGTTAAGAGAAGAAGCATATAAAGCAATTGAGTTACATAATTTTAGAAGAGACCATGGTATAGAGTTCAATAACGCTATTGTGCATCCCGATGGTACAGTAACACCAAAAACTCCCACTATTAGTTTAGACACTAGCCAAAATGGTACAGTGAGTGATATGGGTCAAAGCGTTGAGAGTTCCGGTGGTAGTGGATTACTTGGTAGGTTTTTTAATAGCCCTTTTGGTAGGTATTTAACGGAACATGGTGACTATGACGGTATAGCTAATCTAGTAAACAAGTTTGACCCTAGAGCAACACAAGTAGGAGACCAAACATTAGGGGTAGGAACCGTAGTCGGACTAGGATTAAAGGTATTGAACACTGTAGAAAGTGTCCTAGTTGGTGGTATATATGACATTGTAGATAATACTATAATGAGGATGAACAATGATGGAGTTGACCCACATAAGGGAGTTAGGGTTTGGCAAGCGTTAGTAGAAGGTAAAGACTGGGGTGTATCTAACAGATGGAGTCCTGAAAAATATCTTAGTTGGAATGAGCCTGAAGGGTTTAAGGCAGGTGATAGAGTAACACAGGAATTTTGGGAGAAGGAAGAAAATAGAATAATTCCTGAATTTATGCAACGTCACGCATCTATAATGTGGGATTTACCAGAAAATATTGCTAGTGCAGTTTCTCAAGGAAAACCCCAAAGAGAACAAACTATTAGTCGTGCGTTGCATTGGACGTTACAAGGAATACCGTCATTCGCTTTCGAGATTTTCATGGGGGGAGTTGCTGACGTTCTTGTCGGTAAAACAGTTAAAGGAGTTAGAGAGGGACTAAAAAACTATAATAATGTACTAAATCAAACAGAAGAAGTATTACCAGAATTAATACAACTCCCAGGACGCGAACCACTAAAAATGTTGTCTGCTGCTGCGGATGATGTACCAACAACGCCTTACAGTATTGTCCCTAGAGACCCCAATATAGACCCTGGTGATGTAATCTCTACAAGAAGTTATATAAGATACACTTCCCCCGACGGTAAATACACAGTAGAAATACCTGTACAGGCAGTAGATGCTGAAATAGTAGATGACTTACCACCGGGTTTACCGGAACAATACCTAATGTATCCTCAGTTAAAATCTGAGTTAGTATCCAGTAAATTACTTAACCCTGCATCGGTAGTAGAAGACGTTACAAGAAATAGTGAGGATTTAACAGAAGCAGCTAAAAGAATAACTGATACAGACGGAAAACCTTTAGTTACTCCTAGTAGTTCTGGTATTTTGACGGATACAGAGATAGGAGCTTTAAGAAGTAGTCCTCAAGGAGCAGCACTAGGCGAATTCGGTACACCAATTAACCGTAACTTGTCGGACACAACAACCCTAAAGATGCCTGATGAAACAGTAGTTAAGGTAGAAAAAGCAGTACATCCGCCTCCAGAAAACCCAGGAACAACCATTATGGGTATTAACTCGGATAATGCTTATACTGAGTATGACAGGTTAACTGATGTAATAAAAAAGAAAATAGGTGAAGGTGCTGATATTAAGGAATTAGCTCCCCTATATTATCAACGTAATGTGGCACTAGCTAAGCTTGCTGATGAGGGTAAGGCGTATGACGCTATTAAGCAACAATACCCTAAAGACTTACAGAGTGAATCCCCTAGTGTGGTAGAGGATATGAATGACTATATTAGGTCAGACATAAAATTAAGTGGGGAATCAGCAGAGGCAAGTAGAATACTAGAACAAATTGACTCAGTAAATGCAGTAAACCACGAACTAAAAGCTAAACTCGAATTATACCCGCTATACCGTGGTAATTTATCTGTAGAAAAAACTACTAAAGAAGCATCTACAGGTATTGTTGATGACACCATATCAATTAAGGATGACGTTATACCAGTTGACCCTCCAAGAAACAAATTATTAGAATAGGAGTTACTGGCTCATAAATACTCAGATGAAGTAGCTGCAGGTACACGAAAGGCTCCTACAAGGTCAATGCCCGAACTACTAGCAGAAAAACAAGGTATTACTCCCAATTTAGGAACTCCACGACCTAACGTAGAACTTCCTGATAGTCCTAAACCTCCGGAATTCAGAACAGTAGATGTAAGTTCAATAACTACTAAAGCGTCTAGTGAAGGACTTGACCCTAATAAGGTAGAAGAACTAGCTAAGTCGATTGTAAGAAATGAGGGAAGCTTAGCACAACCTATTTATATTAAGAGAATTGGCGGGGATTCTTATGAATTAGTTGAAGGAAGTGAACTGGGGTATTTTGCAGCAAAACGTGCTGAAGAAATTGACCCTAAACGTGCTGAGATGGTCACAGTGTATCTGGTAGATGATAGTAACGTTAAACAAATAATAGACCAATCTAAACGGTATTTTTCTGGAGAATACTCCGTAAACAGTAAACAACTAACTAACCCAGCTAAACCAGCACAACATTACCAAGTAGATACATCTACAATAAGACCCCCAGTAGAATCTAAGGAGTTGGTTGACCCAAAAGAGGTGGAAGACTTAGCACGGTCTATAATAAAAAATAAAGGTGCGTTAGCAAAACCATTAATAGTTAGACAAATAAGTGTAGATAACTATGAGTTAGTTAGTAATGAACTAGGTTACTACGCAGCAAAGCGTGCTGAAGAAATTGACCCGCGTTTAGGGGAAATGGTATCAGTATATGTTGTAGATGACAGTAATATTGAACAAATAACGGAACAAGCATTTAGGCGTACTAGAATAAACCTGGAGAATTCTGAACTTGATAAGATTAGGGGAGGTAAAGTAAAATTAAGAAGTAAGAATAATAACAACTTAATTGGTAATATCCCTGCTCTAGACCATACAATAGATTATGTTCAAAAACAGTGGAAGCACGGTACATCCTATACTGGGGATTTAAGACAAGTAATACCTTATGAGGGTGCTTCTCCTTCTGAGTACGGTATGGGAGTTTATCTTACTTTAAGGGATGATGTAGCTAAGAGTGCAGCAATTAAGGGTGACTTACCAAATAAACCGTTTTCAGCTAACTTCGGGAATGACTATACTTCTCCTAGGTTACATACGGTTGACGTATCTAGTCTAGCCAATGTACTTAAAGGTGACGACTCTATGGGTAAGTTAATACGAAGACAGTGGCACATTGCGTCCTCTCAGACAACCAATGAGTTCAAACTAGGTTATAAAACTCTAGGTATTCCTGAAGGAACTAAGATAGAAAATATGTTTAACGTATGGAAAGAGCAGTATTATGCAAAATATGGTGA